CTTTGCACAAGGTGGTCAAGTTCCAATAAACCCAAAACCACTGATTGACAAACTGTGTGAAGATTCTGGGTTGCTTTATGATTTGAGATATGACGACAACACAAACAAGGTCATATTCAAGCCATTGAGCCAGAAGTCATCAGCCGACATAACACTCGCTGCTGGGTCTGTAACATCCCTTACAAGGGAAAGGGATATGTCTGATGTATACACTGCCCAGCTTATGCAGGTCCAAATGCCAGAACAGAACTATTTCTCCCCAACAGATATTCTTCAATATGGTTGTAATTTTGCTGCTTCTGGAGTTCCAACAAACAATGCTAGGCAGTCTGGGTTTGATTCCAATGGATATTCTAGTGGTTCATCAATTCCAGAATATTTTTATGATGTATGTCATCTGAGAGGTCTTGGTCCAGATGTTGAGAATTGGGATTCAGCTACAGAACCCATTTATGGCTCTGGAATAAGCACAGCAATATTTTACCAATCTCTTTGGAAGAAATGTGAATGGAAAGAAGCAAGTACAGTTGCATATAGAAATCAAAGAATAAACATGGGTGGAAAGTTTGGAATACCCACATTGAGTGATGATGGAAACAAAACTCCTTTACATTTGATTACATTCTGGTTTAGGGGTGGAATGGCTCTAGATATAGATGAATTTTCTTTCAATATTGGTCTTGCTGGAGATAATGTTCGTATGATGGGTATTGGAAGAGGCGGAACTTACAGGGTTGAGGTTTCAACCGACATAGATGTATCAGACCCTTTCCATTCAGACACGACTTGGGAAAGATTTAATGATAATTCTGTAATGATGCCAACCGAAACAGGAAGAAAGTTCACATTAAAGAAGTGTGATGTAAATTCAGTTAAGGGAATAAGGATATTAGCATTGGCATCTCCATTTGCACAACCAGGCTGGTGGGGAGAGGGTAGAGAACATCTAAGGCAAACAAATGTGGATATGGGATACCAGACTTGGGGTTATGGTTCAACTTGTGAAACATTCACACAAGCAGATGATGTTTGGACTCAGGGTTCAGGGAGACCTTACTGGAACGGAAACAGACAAGATGCTTGGGGTTGGAGTAACGACAGTTTTGATGATTACAAAAGACATAACAAATGGTACTACGGAACACCTTATGTCAAAACTGCCTTTCAAAATGCCATAGACAATACAGATTTATCTAATACTGGCGGAGAGAGGGCTGGTTATGTTCAGACAGGAAACTTCCTATCTGGATTTAATGTAAGAGGAGTTGGAAAAAAAGCATTGTTTGTAAGAACAACAAAAAACCAATCCCTAAAAGACAATATTGAAAGATTACCTTATTCTCCATCTTACAAAAAAACAGCAAATATGGGCTATAAGATAAATACCATAAATCTTGAGAATTTCTCTTTTAGTGAGGCACAAGGTCTAGGACAACAGTTCCTTGATGACAAGTTGAGAAGATTTCAGGCAAGGGATTACTCTTTAGATGGATTAAATCCTTTCGTAAACTCAAACAACATTCCTTTTATTGGACAAACAATAACAGTAACAGATGACAAGGTGGGAACTTCCAACCCTGGAACAACTCCTTTCTCTGGTGTTTTGACTTCTTATGAGTTTACAGTAAATGCAGAGGGTGCTAGGTTTGATTTTAGATTAGAGGATTATGATAGAAACAATACAGCACAATACATACAGGCTGGAGATGAAGATTAATTATGAGTATATTTGACAGAAAAAGACCATTAAAGACATTAAAGAGATATATGTCAAGATTCTTTACCAAGAAAAGTTCTGAAAGGGTGGATTTCATTGACACTACGAGACCAGTACAGATGTCATCAGAAGAGATGGGTTCTCCTGGAACAGGTGGCTATAACGATAATGACCCAGAAGAACTTAATCCAAATGATGATTCTATAGTAAGTACACAATCAATAATCCAAGACAAAGACAAGGACACAAAGGTAGATACAGAAGAATCTACTGATGAGGACAAGATAAGGTTTGATACTGGTGGAAACGAAAGATTCCGAATGGAAGGAAATGACACTTCTGGTGGTGCTTTGTATATCAAAGAGGGTGCTGGAACTACAGCACCAAGCACACCAAGTTCTGGAGAGGGTGTTTTCTATGAGAAGAATGATGGAAAGATTTATTTCAAGAATGATGGTGGAACTGAATATGACTTGACTTCTGGCGGTGGTGGTGGTGGTGGCTCAATGTCAAGTTGGACACTGTCTGGAGATTCTGGCTCTAGCCAAACAATAACTGATGCCAATACTGTTGATATTGAGGGTGGAACAGGAATAAATACTGTTGCTGGTGCAACCGACAAGGTAACGATAAATTGCGACCTTGAGGGAACAGAACTCAAATCTACAGGAGAAACTGGTGGAAACAAGTTCTTGAGAGAGGATGGGGATGGTACTTGCTCTTGGGCTATCACAAGTGGTTCTGGTGGTACTGTTCAAGGTTCAGATGGCACATACGATATAGAGGCAGCAAATCAAGGTGCTGTTGCTGGAAATTCCAGAGGCGAAAATTCAGTAGACTTACAAACCGAAAGAGATAATGCAACTGAAGTTGCTAGTGGTGTTAATTCCACTTTAATTGCTGGAGAGAACAATACTGCTAGTGCTGCTCATTCTTCGGTTATTGGTGGAAATGGAAACACAGCATCTGCTAGTTATTCTGCTGTTGTAGGAAACCTTGATTCAACAGCATCTGGCACATATTCAGGAGTTTTTGCTGGTAGGTTAAATACAGCATCTGGTTCAGAATCTGTTGTTATTGGGGGGCAGAGTAATGTTGCTACTGGAATAAATAGTGTTGCTACTGGCATAAAGGCAGACTCAAAAAGATATGGCGAATTTGCAGTTGGGGGTGCTGGAAGTAGTAACTTTACTGCTGGAGAGGCTCAAGCGGGTACAGTAGTTTTTGCTGGTAGAACAACAAATGCTGCAGCCACAGTCCTTTATCTTGCCGATAGTTTGGCTGCTGGTGCTGGTTACAGATTCACTATAGATACAGATTCTTTAGTAACCTTTGAAATTCAACTATCCTGTATTGATGAAACAGCACCAGGAACTATAAATGCTGGTGCTACTTTTGTTGGCTCAATAGTAAATGATAGTGGAACTACTGCACTTGCTGGTCAAGGCTCTGTAACAAAGACAGCCAACCCATCAACCACTTTCGCTGCTGGTGGTGCTGATGCTAATGTTACTGCCGACAACACAAATAATGCCTTAAAGATTACTGTCGAGGGTATTACAGGAAAAAATATGAAATGGGTTTGTGTAATGAGGTATTCTGAAGTAAAGATTTAAGGGGGAAACAATGAAAAAGTACATTTTTGTTTTACTTGTGATGATTTTATTCGTATCATCATTATCGGTAATAACAATACCAAGAATATAAATATAGGAGAATGAAATGCTTGATAACACTTTTAGAATTAACACAAAAGCACTTACTTTCGTTGTGCTGTCACTACTTGATGCTTTGGCAACGGATTATTTTCTCTCCCTTGGCGGAGAAGAGGTTAATCCGATTTTCGACCATTTCCTACAACAGGATTGGTCAGTATGGCAAACGAAAATGCTTTTCTTGTCTGGATTTGCGATTGTCTGGACACAACTTAGGAAACTTGATGAGAGGTCAGCAGAAATCTGCATTGACTTTGCTTTAATCGTAATGAGGGTTTTAATAATTTATGAAATAATAGGGATGGTATATATATGGGTGTAAAGTTTGAAAGGGCAAACAATGTTGTGTTTAAGCACGATATTGACTATAAGAGAAATAAAAATTGGGAACATTGGGTTTTGTTGTCCTCTGACCATCATTGGGATAGTAAGAAGTGCGACAGAGACCTTATGGATTATCACTTGAAACAGGCACAGGAAAGGGATGCAGATGTGTTTATCTTGGGGGATTTTTTTGATTGTATGGGGGGTAAATATGACCCTAGGAGAAGTAAAGGAGAGTTAAGGGATGAACTAAAAGTTCCGAATTACTTTGATGCCCTTGTTGAACAAGCGGCAGATTGGCTTTCGCCTTATGCGAAGAATATAAGATTTATTTCTCCAGGAAACCACGAAACTGCTGTATTGAAGAATCAAGAAATTGACCTTACACAGCGGCTCTCACAACTTTTAAATACCTTGTATCAGGGAGAGACACTTGTTGGAAAGTATGCTGGATATGTCGTATTTAAGTTTAAGGAAAACAACAACAAAGGAAGAAGATATAGGGTTACATTAAATTACACTCACGGATACGGGGGGGGTGGTCCTGTTACCAAAGGTACTATACAGGCTCAGAGAAGAGCAGTATATACCCCAGATGCAGACATTGTCGTTTGTGGTCATATCCACGAGTCTTGGGTTTTGGAGATTATGAGGGAAAAACTCTCTAATAACCTTTATACACCTACATTATCTACACAATATGCGGTGCAACTTCCATCTTACAAAGAGGACTTCTGTGTTGGAGAGGGTTGGCACAGGGAAAGGGGTATGCCCCCTAAACCTACAGGTGCTTGGTGGTTAAGGTTTTTTTATTCTCCAAGAGATGAAAAAGTAAAATTTGAATTTATAAGGGCTGAAGTTTAATGCGAGTATGACCTTGCGAGTATGACCTTATGGAAAGAATTTTAAAAAAATTAACAGAAAAAGAAATGCAAAAAAGAGATAAGCAATGCGAATATGACCTTGCAAAAGAACCTTGTCCTTTATGTTCACAAAAAGAAATAAATCTAGGTTATGAAACCTTAAAGAGTCTTACAAAGAGCGATTTAATAAAGATAATTCAAGCAAAGAACGATTTGCTGGTTCAGTATGTTGATTGGGTTAATGAATTAAAAAGCGAGAAAGAGAGAGAATCAAAGTAACTGGAGTCTATTACCCAATAGCCCTATTACCGCCCTCAGAGATTCTCTTGGTAGTTATTTCTAACTTCTCTTTCTCTTTCCCGCCACTCTTGTTCCCTTTGTGTGAGGGCAGATAAGTGTTTTAATTCTTGACCTACCCTCGTTTACTAAGGAGACAAAATTATGAACACAAAAAATGTTCACACTCTGTTTCCTCAATTATACTATCTTTCTTCAAATAGTTCCCAGAAATTAAGACCTGTCAATTGCACAATCTTCCTTTGGTCATTTGACCTTGGAGACCTTGTCTCTGCAATCCATCTATTGATAGTTCTTCTTGTACATCCTAACAACTCCGCTATATCACTTTTTGATAACGGACTTGCATCAATCCACTCAGACAGGATTTCACCTTTTATTTTCACTTTGGGTCTCTCCCATCTTTTAGTTCTTTTTACTATTTTTCCCATATTGCTTGACAAGAATAACATCTTGATTCTTAGATACATTTTTATTATAAACTTCGTTACTACATTCATCACACATTTTTCTCCTTGTTCCATACTTGTAGGGTGCAGGTATGTCGTAATAAACATCTAAGCATTTTATACATACGAAATGCTTTGTGTCTTTTTTGACATATTTGTTAAATAATTTCCAATACTCTTTGCAATGGTCTTTCCCTGCAGGACTATCTTTAATCCAATAATCCAACCTTTTTTTATGAGGTCTAGAGATACCCATAGGTATATATTACTATATATAGAGTAAATTTTACTGCAAATTAACATATATCAATAGTTTTCCCACAAGTCTGTCTTTTTTCCTGTTTCCTTATCTAATAGTCTAATATTTCCATAATGGTCTGCTATCTCGTAAGATATATCAAGTACGACAAATTGCTCTTTGTCCCTATCCCAGACATAACCATTAGCAATCCTGTCCCATACTGCCCCTCTATCTCTCAACTCAGGCATCCTTTCCCATTGCTCATTAGATTTTCTTCGATATGTTAAATCCAACTTTGTTGTGAAGTGCCTTACCTTTGGTGGGCATATTGTGTATCTGAAGTCCTCTCCAAGATTTAACCCTGTTGCAACATCCTGTATCCCAACCTTTTGGGAATCATTCCAATTCCATTTGATGTTATTGCTCATAAAACTCACTCTCTAGTTTTTCATAGTTTTTATACATAGCAAGTGTATACATATCTGTTGGGGTATGAGGATTTTTCATATAGTCTAGAAATTGTTGTTTCTTTATTGTTATAATCGCACTTCCTGATAATCTTACAGATTCTCCCATACATCCTTTCTTATACCAATAATCAAAATCTTCTTTGTATATCTCTAACCTTAATTCCTTTTTTCGTTTTTTATTCACAATCCCACCTTTTGTTCTTTTTAATATCTCCGCCATATAAGTCCTTATGTTTCCTAGCCATTACCAAGGATGGGGACTTGTAGGTTTCTTTTCCGTTTCTATAAACATAAAACAAAGTTCCATTGCTCATTATTTTCCCTCTGTTCCTTTAGTCCTATGCGGAAAACCATCATCATCATAAGTCCAACACTTATTCTTGACAACTCCCCCATTAGATTTTTTGTAATCTATAGCCATTGATAGGGATGTGGTTTTATATATCTCTTTCCCATCTTTTTCAACTTTATAAAATTTAACCATTATCTTCTCTCCTTATTATGTTTTGCAGGTTATCTCTTATAAACATTTGATAACCCTCTATTATCTTGTTCTTGTCAGAAATAATCTCATTCAGTCTGACAATCTTCATTTCTTTTTCTGTTAATTGGAGTTTTTTTGACTCCAAGGAAAACCTTAAAGATTCTATTTGTTGTTCTTCAGTCATCTTCCAATATATGCTTTACTGCAATACTCCCATCAGTTTCTTCTTCAACAATCTGCAGGACTGCTATACATTCGTTCAACTTTTTATTCAGGTCAAGTATCAATAGATTCTTTTCGTGAATTGCCCTGTTGAGGTCAAAATTCTCTAATTGCTCTGACTCAAATCCCTCTGCGATTGTAGATACATTCTTATCGTAACCCTTAAAGAACTCATATTGCAAAAAGTTCCCTACCAGGCTCAATACCAATACCCACCATAACCACCATTCTCCATACCAAGTTAATTTAAAGTTACCTATCATATCTAACCTCTCTTATATCTATTTCTACACTAGCATCATCACAATCGATATTATGTTCTCTTGCTAGTTCATCCTTGATACTCCACTCAATATCTTCCATAGGGGTATCATCGTATTGGATGTGTTCTTTGTCTATTTTCACAACCACCTCAAAATGTCTTTCTTTACTTTTCATTCTTTATTTTCTTCTCCTGTATTTTTTAAAATATTCCATATAAAACTCACATCTATCTTTTGTTTCATTATCTTCAAATTCACAATCCCAATACATAACATAAAAGAGTCCTTTCAAATCTTCCTCATCTTTTGTTGGGGGCGGAAAAATATTTCCCACCCCTCTATTGACTTTGTTATAAAAGCGGATTGCTTTTCCAATCATATCCTTATGCCCTTGTCTCCATCCCCACTTTCTCATCTTTTCTTCTCCCCAAAGAAACCATCAATCAACCAACTTGCTTGTTGTATGGTTAAGTTTTCCAGAGATGATTCAAACTCTTGTTTTAGGTACTGATTTAACCTGTCTGTGCTTATGTTTCTGTAATTGCAACATTTCAAAACCAATTCTTTTTGTTTTTGTGATGCTTTTAAGCCAGGGTTTTTGTAAGTAGTGTTTTTTACTATGTTTGGAAACTCCTCAAACTTATCAACCTCTACTGCACCCATATTCTCCAATATCTCATCAACAACAGGCGGTAAATCTTTACTTGACACTAAATCTATTTCATTTACATTAATGTCTCCTTTTTCTCTGTCCTCTATATCATAAGGCTTTGTTTTGACCATCTTGTTCCAATGGTCTACTCCATCCTGAAATTTCTTTCTTCCTTTTTCAAGTGTTTGCTTTTCTATAAAAGCCTTGTTCAAGTGCATCCTCGTATCATTCTTATCGATGTTCGGATTCAATGCGACCATTTTCTTATGGTACTCTTTTTTGACATTATCCAACCAACCATCAATCGTTTCGGTTGCATTTAACTCCTCTACTTCCTTTAGAGTTTCTTCCTCAATAAGGTCTTGTGGTGTGTTCTCTATCGGGTCTGGTAAATCAAACTCCTCTTGTTTCTCTACCTTTGTAGGTGCTTTTGTTTGTGTGTTGTTTCTTCGACCTAGTGCGATTTGCATTTCCTCACGACTAGGTCTTTGTGCTTTTGGGTCTTGATACCTCGAATTGGCGATTGCTCTGCCTATTGCAGATGTTTCACTTGTTTCCATCCAATTTGTTTTTGTTGCACCACTATCCTTGCCTTTCCAATCCATAGCAAGTCCTGTTGCGACAGGTTTTTCATCTTCTTTATTTTCGTAAAGATATGCCTTAACCATTATCATTGCCCCATCCATCAACACATTGACAACCTCTGTGTCAATTCTTCCGTTAGGACATTTTGCCCAAAACCTCTTGAGCCTGTCCTCTACCATTTCATAGTTTTGTAACTTAAAATTCATCTATATTCTCCTTAATTTAAAATTCCTGACAACCTGACTATCGTGCAGACAATCATTGTCTTTATCCCTAGGTCTAAATACCTACCAATCAACAATCCCAAAGAAAAACTTTGTGCTGTCATCCCACAACTCTGCCTTGTTGTTTTTTACCATTGGGTATAAACAACTTATCATTTGGTATTCCTGTAAATTTTTGAATCCTTGACCTTATAGGCAAACTTGGGGATTTACCCTCTCTGTATTGGTAAAAACTTGCCCTGTGTATCCTTATTGCCTGACAAAAGTCTTGGATTGACAAATTGTTTTCTGCACAAAATTCGTATATCAAACCTATATTGACATAAACACTCGGTACAGAATATTTTTGAAATTCTATTGCTTTTTCCATATTACTCTCCTTTAATTAAAATTTAAATCATCTCCGAAAATCTCAAACTTCTTCATATAGAGTCTGTAGTATTCATCCTCATCCAAAGTGTATTGAGTCTTTCCTTGCTTGATTTTCTTTGTTGTGATAGTCCAACCATACTTGTTCCGTAGGTCTCCTATCCTTGCACCATATCTTGCGATATACATAAGCATAAAGTCCCCTGTGAAAAGGACTCCATTGCTTTCTACAAACCTTTTTAGTATCTTCCAACATTGGGAGTTCTTTTTAGGCATTTTTGGGTCATTGTGCAACACCTCTCTATGCGGTCTTATAGATTCCCTCATCGGCTTTGTAGCATCAAATAATGTTGAATAAAATTCACTTTCACTATTTAACATTCCCTACTCCCTGTAAAATCTTCCGCCAATTTGACCATATCCAATTGACTCTTGACTATATTTACCGCATAGCCCAATCCATCAATGTATCCTAAAATATGTCCCTTGTCCTCACTTTCCAAATCAGGATATTTTTCATAGGTTGAAAGTTTTTCCTGTTCTGTGGTTTGTGCATCCGTTAGTACCTTTAAAAGCATTTCTAACGATGTCTTTAAAATGTTTTGCATCTTTTTCGTCTCCTACCCTTTCGGGATTTTTTTATTATTGTTGTATGAATTTTTGGTTTATCCGTACAACAATAGTCATCTTAGCACAGGTATTGCTATTTTTGAAATCGAAATGGTCTTTTTCAGAAAAGCAGGGGGAGATTGCATCTCTCTCCCCCATACCCCCTCTCTCTAGAGAGTTTTATAATAAATAAAACCCTACTCTCTCCCCCCTTTATATATCCCCCCTCTCTCTCCCCTTTAAAGTTTAATGTTTTTCTTTTCTAGATAATCGTTAAATGCATTTTCTAGTCTTTTTGTAAACTTTTTTAAACTTTCTTTTTTCTTTTTCTTCATTCTTTAGTCTCCTTGATTTTTATGACTTATCTGTCAGTATTTTGATTTCCCCTTGGTTTGCTTGAAAAAAAACAATGCGAAGTTGACCTCTTGCGACCTAAACCTTACAATCGGTGCGACCTGTTGCTCTATGCCCCATTTCTCTCCAGGGGAAAATCATAATTTCAATAGTGCGGGGTTTACCTTGCGAGTGCGACCTTGACCTTGAGACCAATTTCAACACGAACAAGACCTTTAATAAAATCATCTCCTTTAATTCCTTTGGGGGGTCTTATGTTAGTTGCAGTATTTCCACCTTTCGGATTTCCTACTGCTTTTCCATTCTCCGCCTGTTTTTCTCATTGCAGGTATTTGCATAGCAAACCTAACTGCCCCATTAGGAAATAAAATTATCTTCAGGTGTAACCCTGAAATTAAAAACCTGTCAGGGTCGGCAAAACCGCCCTGCAGGTTTCAAACTTAATATTCGTATACTCCGTTATCCTCATCGTTCAACCAATCGGATTCTAGGTAGAAATAAAAATCTTCTTCCCACTCATCCCTTTTGTCTTGATTGTCTCCAAACAATTGATAAGAGACTTTATTTAGATACTCCCAGGCACAATGAAAAGAATTAAATTCTTTATAGCCATTTCTGTATCTCAAATCCCTAAAACATCTGTTGTTCGCCCAATCCACAATAATATACCTGTTGTATTTTTGGTCATAACTTTCCATAAATCTATCTCCTTGCCCTTTCGGGTCTTTTTAAATTGATAATTGCGGTTTCTACCTTGCGGTTTCTACCTTGTAATTAAAACCCTGACAGGGTCGGATTTCTCCGCCCTGCAGGGTTAAAACTACTTCCTGTTGGGGTCGTAGCAGGGTGTCACTTGGTTATGCTTTTCAAGTGAATAAATCACTTCAAGCAATTCCCATTTGCGACAGGAACAATATTTGTTCCAAATCACCTCGTAGTCGTTTTGTGGGTTTTTGTACTTTTTGTAAGACTCCATAAATTTATCTCCTTACCCTTTCGGGATTTTAAATTAAAAACCTGGACAGGTTGCTCTCACAACCTGCAGGTTTCAAACTTTTATCAACCCTCACAATCCTCATCGCAACAATCGATATATCCACATTCTGGACAGGCATCGGGGTCTGGCGGGTCTGTGTCTATCTCAACACTTCCCATAACAACCTTGCCCTCATCGTAATAACACTCAATCTCAGAATCAAATTCGTGATAAGTGATATACGACTTTTTGCCCTCTTTTACTTCCTGGACAAAATCAGGGTCTGCAACCTCTACAGGCACACATCCCAAAATTCCCGCATCCACTCCGTAAATTTCTCCGTTATTTCCGCAATAACTTCCATCTCCGTGAGCAGTACCTGATACAAATAACTCGTAACCCCTAAAGTCAAAAACAACCCCATTGCGGTTTGTCTCTCTTTCCTTTTTGTGTAAGGCATCGCAGAAATCACTCCAAATCGAGTTATCTGTATCCGCCTTGTCCCTTTTGCTATATTGAATATAACAGGGGTCGGAAATTAGGTACTTGCCTTTCGGTAAATAGCCCTCTCTTAATGTTTCCATAAATTTATCTCCTTGCCTATTTCTAGGTCTTTTATTAAAATAAGCCTGTCAGGTTGCTCTCACAACCTGCAGGGTTAATTTATTCATAATCCTCATACTACCATCCCTCTTCCTCATATAGAGAATCACATATTTCAGCCCAATCAATGTGGTGGCTTTCAATGTGGAGTGTTTCCTCAACATAGCCCCCGCTAAATTCGTGAAAAAATTCGATTATGTATTCTTTTAGAATCTTGTCATTTTCTCCAATACTGCAGGTGGGTTTGTCGTAGTGGTACATCTCTTGGAAACTCTCTAATATGCTTGGTGTTTCGTTGATATGTAAGGCAGTTAGCCAAGTCTCCCAATTTGTCCATCCGTTGTATGTGTTATCGCTCATAAATCTATCTCCTTACCTCTTGCGAGTATGACCTTGCGGTCTTACCCTTGCGAGGTTGCCCTTTACGGGTCTTAAAATTAACCCTGACAGGGCGGGGTTGCCCCCTAACCCTGCAAGATTAACTATTTAGGATTTATTATTGAAAGTTGCCTATTTCTTATCAATCGCCAAAATTTCTTCTTCCAATCTCCTACACTCAATTAAGTATGTCCATTTCTCCTCTCTTTCTTTCAACCAAAGGTCTTTATAAAACATACATCTTTTTTGCAATTTTTCGTAACTCATAAATCTATCTCCTTGATTTTTTGGTCTTGTCTGACACTTAAAATTAACCCTGACAGGGCGAGGTTGCCCTCTAACCCTGCGGGATTAATTCATAACTTTATCTCCTTGCCTAGTGGAACTTGTCCCTTACCATCCTGGTTACTTCGGTCTGACTTCTAGATTAGCCCCTTTTCCCCTGGGAATCACTCAGGTTAATTACTCCCTATGATTGACTAGGTCTTAAAATTTCATAACTTTAATTAAAAACCTGGACAGGGCGGGGTTGCCCCCTAACCCTGCAGGTTTCAAACTTAATATTCTAAGATTTCTAGTTCTGGGCTATCATTTGTAACCTCATCGAGGTTATCCCATACTAGGGAATTCAAAACTTCTTCCCTGTCTGGCTTTTTTCCATAGTCCGCTATGTATTCCCTCTCGGCTCTGTCATAATCTGCCTGAGTTACATATATCGTAGTATCGTATACCGCCCTCACATCTATACTAATTTCTTCGTTCATAAATTTATCTCCTTGCCCCTTGCGGGGTTGCCCTTTTCGGGTCTTAAAATAACCCTCACCCTTGCGGGGGTTACCTTGCGAGTCTTACCTTGGGGGGCGGTTTCCCGCCCCTTGCGGTCTTAATCTACCCATCCCCTAATCTTGGCTTTTTTGCCTTTTTTGGTTTTGGTGTAAATTATCATATTTTTACCTAATAAAACCCTCATAAATTTATCTCCTTGATTTTTTGGTCTTGTCTGACTCTCTAAGATAAGCCTGACAGGGTCGGAATTTCTCCGCCCTGCAGGGTTAACTCTTACCGCTTTTTACTCGGTATATTCCATATAAAATTGACATAGGGCGAGGTTGTTCTGACATATCGCCAGAAGTTCCAAATCCTCGGGGCTTAGCCCGTTAGATTTCCTTTTGGACTCGCTAACAATTCCCGATGCCCTGGCTAACCACCAGCGGGCATCCTCTATTTGTGCCATTATTCTAGCCTGTGCTTTCCCTGAGTCTGTGATATCCTCAGTGGTCTCCCATCTGCCTGTGTATCCTGACAGGGCTACAGCGAAACCGTCCGCCCCTACTTGGTCATATTCCCTAATCATCTTTCTGTTGCTCATAAATTTATCTCCTGGTTTTTGAGTCTTTTACCTGACTATAAGATAAGCCTGACAGGGTCGGAATTTCTCCGCCCTGCAGGGTTAACTCTATCTAAAATCGCTAATGATTTCCTCAATTTTATCATTGAAATATTGAAGGGCATCCGCTCTAGATTTCAACATACTCCTATCCTGTTTTTCCTCGAGGTGATAGAACCTATCTGCGAGGGTAATTATTGCCCCCTCTAACCTCTTTTTTAGGGCTTTTTGTCTTGCCCTTTCCGTCTTGAGTTTGTACACTATTGTTTGCATAAATTTATCTCCAATAATCGGCATCTTTTTGTACCCTTTCAGGCGGGTCTTTTGACCCTGCAGATTATCGCAAATTCTGGGGGGCTAGGAAACCCTAACCCCCGCCTATTGAGATTTAATTTATTTATGATTTTTTACTTAACTAGGGACTGCCTAGCCCCTGGGATTGTCCCAGGCTCTATACCGCCATTCACTCTCTGCAGGTGAATATTTCGCCCTACCCTCTGGAATATTAAATTTCCAGAATCTCCAGGGGTATTCTGACCCCCTGGGCTATCGCCAGGCTATCGGCTTTCCAGGTTTACTCTTGGCTCTACCCCCTGGGGCTTTGTCAGTCTGGGCGGTCTTGTCCCAGGCTCTAGGGCTTTCTCATCCCTAATTTCAACCTTTCAGTTCCCAGAGGTCTACCCCTGGGGGCGGTATCCTTTCAGGCTATCAACCATCCGCCAAGGGAATCATAACACCATAAACCCGAATTCTAGACATCGATATATGACTTTCTGGATTCTCTCGAGGAAAAAAGCCTTGCAAAAACTAGACAAACAGCCTAAACCTGGGCAGAATCAGGCAAACAAAACCGCCAAAAGCCCCGCCAGAATCTGCAGAAATCCAAGACCAGGAAAAAAGGAGACAGGCAGGAACTACCAGAGGGGCAACAGATACACCAGGGGAAAGCAAACGGAGAGGGGCAAATAAGCCCCATAGAGAGCATCCTCTACATTTTCCCCTGAGTGTGTGTTGACATACGGAACTAGGCGAAAGTATGCAAATACAGGCAATAGAAAGACCCTATGCGGGGCTAATAGAAATCTAGGTTTATCAAGTATCATTTCTAGGGGTGGACAGGTAGAGACCAGGAGAGCGGGGGAGCAATCCAGAAAGCAAGGAAAAGAAAGACCCGCAGGAAAGCGGGGCGGGGATACCCAGCGGGGGTATGCTCAAAAGTCCCTTTCTTGGCTTGGATTCTGTAGCCTTTTTGCGGTAAATTGCTATACCCTAGGGGGGTATGGGGGCTATTGATTTTTCCTAGCCTGACCCTAAATATAGTGCTGATGCTCTAACTAAAAACTCTGGTTTTGTGAACTCTCTTAGGATAATTTGTAATTATTCTCTCTCACTCTCTAGTATGTAAGTGCTAATTATGCCCTTCCCTGTGCTAATATTAACTGAAAACAGCCTCTTTGTCAATACATTTAGTGTTTTTTCGCTTAATATAAGGATAATGTCAAAAGAGGACCTGTCGGTAACTTTAGGAAAGGTGGATGAGCGGACTCAATCCATCAAAGAGGATATTGATGAGGTTAAATCTGGAATATCTGGACTTGACAGGAGACTTCGGATTATTGAGGATTGGCGAATCTGGGTGCTTGGCTGGACAGCAGCCATATCATTCGGCATCTCGCTGATGATGAAAGGTGTTTGACCCTGACAAGCCTTTGGCATTGCCTGAGGGTTCTGTAAGGGCGATACTGGCTTTGATGCTGGTTGCCGCCTTTATCTTCGTTGACAATGACAATATCAGCGATGCAACCTTGATAGTCTTGGGTTTCTACTTTGGGTCAAGGCAGAAAGGGGAAGAATAAAATGAGCAGATTGAGCAATTGGTGGAGAAACAAGGCGAAAGCCAAAGTAAAGAGGTTTATCGGGAAATACATCCCAGCATTGGCTGAGAAACTTTCAGATGAGGTAAACAAGGCGATTGATGAGAAACAGGCAACTTTAGATGCCGATGTTGAGAAATTCATCAAGGAACACATAAAGGATGGACCTATAGAGGATGTCGTGCTTAATGCCTGGAGAAACCTTATGAGAGATAAAATCCACGAGGCAATCGATGAGGCACAGGCAAAGATACTGAACCAAGACACAATAGAGGATACCGCTGAGGAATTAGTGGGAAAAGCCCTAGACTAAAACTCATCTACAAAAAGGAAAAGGGTGAGAAAATAGTTGGAGTCGAGTTCGAGTGGAAGTGGTGAAGAATGGGTATGGGCATACCTTGACCAGAATGAAAACTACATATTCGGAGATGGCTCAAAATACTTTATTGTCAAAAAAGTCGGAAATATAACATTTTTAGAGGGAGAATACGATGACAAACAACGAAAAGGCAAGTTTGGATGCGATGTACAGTCAAACATTGATTTCAGTTCAGAAACACAGGGAGAGGGTTGCTGACATTCAGTTCAAGATGACTGAAGATGACCTTAGCCCTACTGATATAGCAAAATTGGCGACAGCAATGAATAACTGTACTAAATCAATAGAGAATGAGATAAGGACATTGAAGAATCTTGCTACTGTAATTGAGGCAATGGATGAGTAAAGCCTTTGGTAAACTTGAAACAAGCAAACTTCAGGGAAGAAAATCCGCAGTTGCAAGTGTTCAGGCATCAAAAGAGGAATGGAAACCTTTCAAATGGCAAAAAAAGGTCCTAAAGGCATCAAAAGACAAAAATGTTGTCATTTGTGCTGGTAGGCAGGTCGGAAAAACAGAATTAGCCATAATGAGAGCCTGGATGGCGGCTAAAGAAGCCCCTAATAGGACCATTTGGTGGCTTTCTCCCACTTTGAGGCAATGTCGTAGGGATATTATGCCCAGGATGTTGAGAATGTTCAGAAACCAGAAAGAATTTGATGATGTTACTGTTACAGATATGATTCTTTACCTTAAAAATGGCTCTAGGATAATTTTCCTGTCTGGAGAACAGCAATATGCTGACCATCTTTTGGGTGCAACCCTGGATTTCGCAATATTGGATGAGGCAGCCAGGCTTGACAAGAAAATATGGGAACAATACATTGAACCTATGCTTATAGTCAAAAAAGCAAATGTATGGATGATTTCGACACCATTGGGAAGAAATTGGTTTTATGAGGCTTGGATGTGGGGTCAAAGCAAAGAGTATCCAAATTGGCAGTCATATCACACACCATCAACAGAAAGCCCTTTCATAAAGGGAAGACTTAAAGAAATAGAGAAAAGGACACCAAGGAACATCTTTGAACAGGAATACTTGGCAAAATTCACAGATTCTGCTGGTGGGGCTTTTTTTGGATTAGAGGGTTGTGAGGATAGTTATAAACTTCCCATAGAGTTTGATTCAAAGAAAACTTATATGTGTGGAGTGGACCTGGCAAGAAAAAACGACTTTACTGTTATAACAATCATAGACAATGATGGAAGAGTTGTTTATATGGATAGATGTAGGGATGTTTCATTTGAACAGCAAAAGTCAAGAATAAACTATGCAATTAACCTATATGCCAAGTGTCCAGTATATATTGATGCGACAGGAATGGGTTCTTCGGTCTTTGAGGCTTTGAGAAATTCTGGTATGAGAATTGAGGGAATTAACTTGGATTACAAGACAAAAGCGGAGATAATACAGCATTTAGGGTTTCAAATTGAGACACAATCCGTAATCTATCCTATAGGTAGTATTGTATTGGAAGAATTACAAAACTATCAATTTACAAGAAGTCCTACTGGATTGGTAAAGTATGAGGCAGCACCTGGTCATCACGATGACTGTGTTATCGCTCTTGCTTTGGCAGTCTGGGGTCAAAGGCAATCAGGGGGTACTGGTTTATGGGTATTTTAGATAATTTTAAGAAAAGGTTTAGCAGATTAAACGATTCTTTCTGGAGAAGATTGAACAGGAAACCTAGCAGTTCAGAAAGATATGTCAATGTTGCTACAGGGGCTGGGAACAGGCAATTAAAGAAAACGACTGTTCCAGACCTGTCTCAACAAGAGATGGTAGATGGATATATGTCTGCTGTGTATTCGGCAACAAAAAGGATTGCAGATGCCATATCCTTGACATCTTTCAAGATGTACAGGACAGAAAAAAACAAGATGAAAAAGGTTTTGGATTTTTCAAACCCTTTCTACAGATTGTTTATGAATCCGAATCCTTTGATGGACCACATAGAGGTTATGGAGAGGGTTTCAATAGATTTGGACTTGACAGGTAATGCTTATCTTTATGTTGTTAGAGATGAAAAAGGTGTTCCAGTTGAACTGCACCCATTACTATCCCAAAATATGACAGTCGTTCCAGAAAAAGAGGAAGATGATGATGGACAACTTATCGCTGGTTATCTGTACAGTCTAGACACACCTGACAGCACATATCCAACTTTTATGGATGATGGCAGGACAACAGCATTTTCAAGGGATGAAATCATACACTTCAAGACTGCAAACCCGAAATCTCTATTTTATGGATTTAGCCCTATAGAGGCAGCAAGGTACTCTATGGATACAGATACCGAGATGTCAGTACAGAGATTGAGGCTGTTACAGAATAGGGCAATACCAGAGGGGCTTTTGGTCTCGCAGCGACCTTTAACACAAGAGGATGCGGAAAGGATAAGGACACAATGGAATCAACTTTACCAAGGTAGGCAACAAAGAGGCAAACTCGCTGTTCTTGATGCTGGTTCTTTTGAATTCAAGAGACTTGGTCTTTCTGCAGAAGAATTGGAATTTCAGAAAGGGAAAGATTCTGTTTGGCAAGAGATATTTGCCATATACAGAGTGCCTTATGCAATACTTGGTGGACCAGAAGTAAACAAGGCTACAGTAGAGGCTGCTGAAAGGATATTCATTAAAGATGCCATAAAGCCAAGATTGGCAAAGATACAGGCAACAATTAACAAATTCCTTATGCCTATGTTTGGAGAAAATATGATTATGATGTTTGATGACCCTACATCAAAAGACAGTTCATTTAGGCTTTTGGAAAAAAAGACAAACCTACAACTTGGAATGACAACAATAAATGAAGAAAGGGAAAGAGATGGTCTAGAACCTGTGGAATGGGGTGATGTTCCTTTGATTCAGATGAATATGATGCCATTGGGCGAAGAAAAAGAATCAAGAGAGATTATTGATGTCGATGAGGAAAAACAAGAGAATCTCGACAAATGGTTAAATGAGGTCTTTACAAAAGACACAGAGGCATCTGAAGATTTAAAAGGCTGAAGTCTTTCCTGCCCTTATGTGAGGGTAAGGCTATATTGAACTCGAGAGACAAAGAGTTAGACCCATTGGCAAAAAAAATGGAAAATGCTTTTCAGATTCATTTTGACAAACTCGAAAAGAAGATTTTCAGAAATATAGATAATGCACACAAAGCATACAGGGTAATGAAAAAAGAAGTTGATGAAGATATATTTGTTCTTTACTTTCCCCCAGAGGCTGCAGAGTTAGAGCAATTCAATATACTTCTTGTTCCAATAATATGGGAAATATACAGAAGAGGATGGGATATGGCATCAGGAACATTGAAAGACCCTGTTGACTGGAAAGGCGAAACAAACCCAACACTTCTTGCTGTTGCTGAAGAGCAAAAAAACCTGATAACAGGAATGGGTCAAGAAGTATATAAGGAATTGAAAGAAAAGATAAACCAGTCTTTTGTATTGGGTTGGACTGTAAAGCAAACCAAAGATGAGATAGCAAAGGTTTTTGGTTTAGGTGGAACTAGGGCAAGAAGAATAGCAAGGACTGAAACGATGAGAGGGCTAAATGCAGCATCTTTTGCTATGTATGGAGAATCAATGCAGGTTGCTGGTTTTGAGTGGTCAGCGGTTATGGATGGAAAAACAAGACCTGCACACCAGATAATGAATGGAGAAAGGATATTTAAAGGAGAGATTTTCTCAAATGGACTTCAATATCCTTTAGACCCACTTGGTCCAGCGGATGAAGTCGTAAATTGTAGGTGTGTGGCTCTTCCTTTGACAGAAAAAGATATGGGATTGGACTCAAATTAGGTTTTTTTCTGTAATATAAAAATAATATGGAATTTGAATTAAGCAAAAAAGCACTTTCCGACATCAACCTAACACCTACAAGCGGAATGGTAGAAGAGGCAAAAAGAGGACTTGCCTGGAGAAAGGAGTTTGGCAGAGGCGGAACTCAGGTAGGAATCTCTAGAGCAAGAGATATTGTCAATGGAAAGGATATGTCTGTAAGGACTGTCAAGAGAATGTTTAGTTTCTTCTCAAGACACGAATCAGACAAATCAGGAAAAGGTTTCAGAAGAGGCGAAAAAGGCTACCCATCCAATGGAAGAATTGCTTGGGCTTTATGGGGTGGAGATGCTGGTTTTTCTTGGTCTAGAAAAAAAAGAGACCAAATCAAAAAAGAAGAGGAAAAAAGTATAACTATGGAAAATAAACAATTTACAAAAGCAATTATCGACAAGACTCCTAACGAGAAAGGGGAAATGGTTTTCACAGCATCTACAGCAAGTGTAGATAGAGAAAGCGATATTATCAATCCTGATGGTTGGGTATTGGACACATTTAAAGATGGTGGTCCTTTGCTATGGGGTCACGACCAGTCAAAACTTCCTATCGGAAGAGTTCTTTGGGTTAAGGTTGATGATGGCAGATTGGTTGGAAAGGCTAAATTCAATGGACAGACACAATTATCAACAGATGTTGAAAAACTTGTTCGCTCTGGCGACCTGAAAGGATTGTCTGTTGGATTTAGACCTATGGATATGAAAATGAATAACGAGGGTGGCAGGACCTTTACAAAGCAAGAATTATTAGAAATATCGGTTGTTAATGTTCCAGCCAACCCTGATGCCATTATTCACACAATAAAATCACTTGACATTAAAAGTGAACCTGTTTTACAGGCTTTAGTGCCAGAAAACAAAGAAACTGTAGATGAGTGTATCGAAAGGAAGATTCCTATAATAATGGAAGAGAATCCGACAATGGAAGAGGACCAAGCCTATGCTATCGCTAGGGAAATGTGTATGGAATCAACTGTAACTGACAGCACAGAGGGCGAGTGTAAAGGTTGTGGCTGCAATGAAGTTAAAGAAGAAAAAGAAAAAGGCGAATGTCCAATGGATAATCCAGAATGTCCTGGATACAACAAGGACATCGCAGTATTAGAAGAAAAGATAAACAACCTGAATGAAAAGGTTGATAAACTATTAGAACAAAAGGAAAATAACTCTGAAGAAAAAGTGGAGACTGACTTACGAGAGAGAAAAATGCAAATTCTCCGAAGAGCAGTTAGCAAGTATCTTGAAGAGAAATCTAAATAAAGCGAGGTATTTAATATTATGTCAAAAGACACTAATAAAAATGATGACCTTGACCTTAACTTAGAGGAAGTTTTGTCTCCAATCGTGGAAAAAGCAGTTAAAGATGCTTTACCAAAAGAGGAAAAGGCTGAAACTAAAGTTGAAAGAAAGGAAATCAAAGTAAGTGGAAACACTTACACAAAAGACCCTGTTGTTGATGCTACTTGGAAAACTGCCGAGGGAATTCGTGCATATCTAGGTGGTTTAACACAGGCTCACTTCCAGAAAGACTGGGAGAGAAAAGATGCTTTCTACAAGAGAGCAGAAATCAAAGATTCAGGTATTTACACTAAAGCAGACAACCCAATGTCTACTACAGATGCTAGTGGTGGATTTACTGTACCAACTGAATTGTTGGCTAATGAATTCTTTGTAATGCAAATAGATAGACCAAGGATGCAGGATGTTTTGAGAAACATTACTGTTACTTCCACTACAGGTGCTGTTCCAGCGATTTCCGCTGACTTGACAGCAGCAATCGTGGCTGAAAATGCTGACACTACTGACACAAAGCCAACTTTCGTTGAGAGGACTTTTGCTCTTGACAAAGCAGTTGCTTTGACTTATATGTCACAAGAACTCTTGGCTGGTACTGCTGTAGACCTAATCGGTGAAACTACAGCAAATCAAATCGTTGCTTTGAGGAGACTCATTGAAAACGAAATTACTGATGGTTCTAACTTTACTGGAACTATCGATGGTACTGCTTGGGATAAGCCAACCACTTCTGGTGCTTTGACCTATGCACACCTAAAGAAATGCTACCACGAACTTGCTGTGGAGTACAGGGCTTTGCCTACAATGTGGATGATGCACCCAAACAATTTGGAAAGGATTATGTCCTTGACTGCTGGGTCTGCACCAATCTACAACAGAGACTTAGGTCTTTCTCCTGAATCAGCAACTATCTTTGGTGCACCAATTTTCTTAAACCCACAGGCTGTGGACACTAGCATCTGGTATGGTGCTTGGGATAGAGCGATGGCTGTATTCAGACACAGTAACGGATTAAGGATTGACACCAGCGAGATTGGTGGAACTGCTTGGGAATCTGTACAATTCGGTATGAGAGCATACGAGTTAGTTGACTCTAACTCTTTGGTCAATACTACTATTGATGGAAAGGGCGGTGCTGTTGTTGAAATAGATGGTATTACATAATATCACTAATTCATAAACTACGATAACAACGAGTGGGGGGGTTTCGACTCCCCCACAAAAATAAAAAAACGAGGTAAGTTAAATGAAATACGAAATTAAAAGAGACTTTAGTCTTAAAGGAAACAAATACAGAACAGGAGATGTGGCAGAAATTGCTGCTGGAGATTCTGTAAGACTTCTGAAGAAAGGTTTGGTTGTTGAGGCTAAAGCCGCACCGAAGCCAAAGAAGAAAGCGAAAAAGGGGGATGACTAATGTCAGGAATAAATAATTCTGGTCAGCATACTCTTTCTGGACTTGAGATTGTTCACGGACAAGCAAACCTTACAGATGCAAGTTCAACACAAGTATTGGCAGCAGATACAGCAAGATTCACTTACATAACTGACATAGTGATTGCTGTAAAGGCTGGGGCATCTGCTCTATTGAAAGTAGACATACTAGAGGATACAACAGTATTGATTTCTCAATATATAGCAGTAGGAACTCTTCCTGGAAACCACACAATAAACCTTACAACTCCAATAAAGACTTCTGCCATAAACAAGGCTATCAATGCCAAGTCATCAGCAACCGCAACAGGTTTTGATGCTTTAGTAACTGTAGTCGCTTTCCAAGCAAAGAATTAAAGATGGCTTTAGCAAGATTGTCAGTCCTAAAGGACTACTTGAACATAAGTAGTTCCACTAACGACAATACTCTAAAGTTACACTTAAAGGTTGCTACAGGTATAGCATCTAGGTACACTAGAAGAAAATACCTTGAGAAACCAGGTAGTGCTATTATTGAGTATTACAGTCCTACAGATATTCTGAACTCTCGTTTATATCTTAGGAACAAGCCAATAAACAGCATTACATCTATTATTGAGAACTATGCCAAGACTGGTGGGGATGACACAATATCAAGTGATGACTATGATGTATTTAGTGCAGATGGTGTTGTCAGGTTTGATGGTGCTAATCCAACAACAGGTTTTCTTAACCTAAAGGTTACATATCATCCTGGCTATGACACAAGTGATTGGGATACAGATGCCATAACAACAACTTTTGGAGATGTTCCCAATGACCTAGAGATGGCTGTTGTGATAATAGCAACAAAATCTTACCTAGACTCAAAGAAAGGAGATGGAAGAATAGGAATCTCCTCTAAGAGTAGAGGTGCTGAGAGTGTCTCTTTTGTCAATGAGGTTTTCCAGAGGGGATTGCCAGATGAGGCACAAGAGATACTTGACCATTATGTAATGGCGGGTATCTGATGGTTTTTACTCGTGGTGGAAGTTCGATTACCTATACAGTAAAGGGAACGAAAAGAGCAATAAAAAGAGGTGAGAGATACCCCAAGGTTATGCCTTTGTATGTTATGCCTAGGGCAGCACAATGGCTGTCCAAAAGAGGAACAGACAATGCGAAAGGAATCGTATCTATGATGGATTATGTCCAAACAGGAAAGATGCACTCCAACCTGAGACCTAGAGCCTGGATGACAAATCCCCTAAAATGGAATGCTGCAGTATCTATGAAAAATATGGACAAATACACAAGGGTACAGGAGTTTGGTTCATTTGCACCTTGGTATCCCCCATTCGCAAAAATATACAGGTGGGGTATAATGAAAGGAATATCTTCAAGCACAGGCGGTAGACCTAGAGGATTTAAGGAAAACCCAAAGAATGATGCTTTGCCATATAAAGGTAGTGCTATTTTTAGGGTTTGGCAAAAATTAGGAAAAAAAGGAATAAAAGCAAAAAGGTTTGCCAGGAATGGTATGGAAGATGCTATGGTCAGTTTCAGAAAGAATAGAATAGTGGAAAGATTGTTTAGAGAGGGGGTTAATAGGCTTTACAAAAAATAATTATGGCAACAACAGGAATAAGAGAATCGGTAATATCTGGACTGGATACAGTATTAAAGACAGTAACGACAGGAAATGGCTATCAGCAGACAATAACGACAGTTTTGGATTATCCGACACATTTAACAGACATAGATTTCGCTGACTATCCAGTTGTTTCTATTTATATGGGTGGAACAGAAATGCAACCACTTCTGCAAGATGCTATGAATACAATTATGTCAGTAGGTTTAAGGTGTTATGTTACTGGCGGAGAAGATGATGACATTAGGGAATCCGCCAACAAGATGATAGAAGATATACATAAGGCTATTTATGACAATCCAACATTAGGTCAATCTGGAATAATAAAGGCAGAGGTTGTATCCGCAGAACCGCCTTTCCTTTGGCAAGATGTTGATGCTGCTGGAATATGCGACATTAGTGTAAATGTTCTTTGCAGAAGAATTATGTGAATATAATTCAAATATGGAAAAACAGTTTTTTAACGAAATCATAGAAATATTAGAAGAGGAAAATCCAGATGCACAATTGGCAGATGGTTTTAATGAGGCTTTAATAGGTGTATCAAGGAATCACTTTCATCACGAAAACACAGTAGCGGTTTATGATGCAGAACAAATCATAGATATACTTGTTGTAAGGGATGGTATGACTTTGTCTGGTGCTCACGAATTTTTTGAATTTAATGTACAAGGTTCTTATGTGGGAAAAAACACACCACTATTCATCTGGACATCCTAAAGGGAGATGATAGCACCCTCTCTCCCAGAGGTTATAAGGGAGTGGAAAGGGAAAAAAATGAAAACCCTATCCAGTTAGGCTAACTCTAACTATCTAAATATTACAAAAAACAGAAATAATCTGTAATATTAAAGTACCGAATATCGGTAATACAAAAAACGAGGTATATATATGACTAAAAAGGATGTAAAGGTAAAGTCTGTCGCAAAGAAAGGATATTTCACAGACAGAATTAATGCAATTATGAAATTGCACGATGAGAAACTCGCAAAAGGGGGTAAAGGGTAATGGTTAAATTAGGAAGAAAACAATTTCTTGGTTACAAGTTGGAAACAACTGCTGGTACTGCTATAGCAATAGCAAATGCAAACTACCATTTGGTTGAAGATGTATCTATAGAATTTACTGGAGATGAGAACGAAAGGGTTGGAAACCTAGGCTCTTTGGATAGTATGGCTGGAGTTACTGGGTCTCTAGTAGGAACAATAAGTTTCACTACTGAATTGAGAGGTGGTGGTGCAGAGGGAACAGCCCCTACAGATTTATCGTTATGGAAAGCCTGTGGTTTTGAGTGTGGAGAATCAGACTATTCTAGTGGTGGTACTTCTCCAGCAAATGCAATGATAGTGGACCAGGCATCTCCTGCTGATATGAAAACTGTAACATTCAGGTACTTTTCTGATGGTATGCAATGGGATATGAAAGGTGCTGTAGGCAATGTTTCGGTAACAATGGAATCTGGAATGATTGGAAAGTGTGCCTGGACATTTACTGGAATGGTAGATGGTATACCAGCAGATGGAACAAACCCAACTCCAAGTTACAACACGACTGTACCACCTGTTTGTCAAAATACAACTATGACATTGGATAGTGGAACTGCTTTTGGTGTTTGTACTAAACTTGAGTTTGATATGGGTAATGAAGTTACCAGTAGAAGAGATATGTCTCAGACTTTTGGATATACTATTCCACAAATCACAAGAAGATTGGGAACTGGCACAATGACTGTTGAGATTCCAACATCATCTGCTTACCATTGGCAGAACATTTGGAACAACAAGACAAAAATTGATGGCTCAATACTTGTCGGTAGCACACAGTACAACAAAATGACTTGGGCTTGGGATATGGTTTTGACTGGTTCTCCACAGACAACTGATGCTGATGGGATACTTGTATACGAAGTTCCATTCTCATTGATAACAAATAATTTGGCTGGAAACAATACCATTAATTTGGTTTATACTTAAACTTAATAATTTAAAGGGGGATTTAAAAAATGGGTATAAAGTTAATAGATTTGTCAGCAAGGTCTGAGTATGTTAGTAAACTCGATGACAACAAAGAGAAAACTAAATGGTACATCGGACCTCTGACAGCAAGACAGATGTTTGCCTTGTTCGGAAGAGCAGATATGGCAAAAGAGGCACAGGATAGTGCAAAGATGTCTTTACTGGCTGTTGAGTTGGTAAAGTATGGTTTGAAAGATGTTAAAGGCTCTCTGGGAGAGGGTTTTAAAGTTAAAAAAGGAAATAAACTTGGATTTAAATGCGATGTTGTGGACCAGACTTATGTTGATACACTTCCGTTACAACTTATTGCGGAGATTTCCCAATGGGTTTCTGAGTGTTCCAAACTTGGAGAAGTCCCAAAAGGAAGTTAGTCGTAGCCCTGGCTGGTTTAAGGGCTGGTTACGACTGCAAATCGTGCAAGAAGAGTGGCTTATGCGAAGTCAGGGGTTGTTTGCCTGGGATAAAGGCAAAAACTCCTTATATCATAGATGGCGAAGAGATATGGAAATGCCCTTTGACATTCATAGATGCAGAGGTAAGTCAGGTATTGACAATATGGTCGGGATACAAAAAAGGGTTCTTGCCAGATGAAGGTCCATTCCTTGACCAATCAAACCGCTTTGTCGAGACTGTGGAGTTCCTTGACTCAAACCAAGGAAAATACGAAAGAGAGGAAATGGAAAGAACAAAAAAGAAAAGTATGAGAAACAGGAGTAAATTCTAATGGTTACGGGTGGTCTAAAAAACCTTATTACAGTTGCCTTGGTAGATAAGGCATCTGCACCATTAAAGGCAATAGCAAAGAACCACCGCAAGGCTTTGGGTGGAATGGCTGCTGGTTTTGCAAAAGTCGGAAAGACAATAAGACCTTTCTTTGCTGCTCTTACTGGAATCGGTGCTTTGGCTGGTGGTATATTCATACTCGGTAAGGCGGTAAGGGAAGTTGTAGAACAGACTGTTGCTGCCATTGATGCCACAACAAAACTTGAATCCGTACTGAAAACAACAAACAATGCTGCTGGACTTACTTCTGGAGAGATGGGTCAAATGGCAAATGAACTTGCCAGGGTCAGCACATTCAGCAGAACAGCGATTACAGAGGCTCAGGCATTAGGTGCTACATTCACAAAGATAGGAAGAGACACTTTTCCAAGAGCAATAGCATCTGCCTTGGATATGTCATCCATATTCGGTCAGACATTACAGCAATCAATGATTCAATTGGGTACAGCACTAAATGACCCAATAAGAGGTGTCGGAAGATTGATGAGAATAGGTGTCTCATTCAACTTGACACAAAAGAAGATGATTGAGGATTTTGTTCTGATGAACGATGTTGCATCTGCACAAAATGTAATCCTTGAAGAACTTGAAATGGAGTTTGGAGAGGCATCAGAGGCTTTGGCTAAGACTTTTGTTGGTGCTGTCAGGCAATCTATCGCTGCTTTGGGAGACCTGGCTGGTAATTTTGGTATGGTTATAGGTAAAATCCCAGCACTGCTTACTGGGATGCAAGATTTAAGAGATAGGATTGTCGATTTCAGCACAAAAGATTTGGTAACACTATCACAATCAATATTTGCAGTCTTTAGAAGTGTTGGCGGTAGTGTATTAGGTCTTTTGGGGTCATTTATGAACCTTTTGAAACCAATAACAGGAACAATTAGTGCTGTTGTTTCTGGCTTTATGTTTCTTATTGAGGGTGCTGTAAAGGTAATAACAACAATATGGGGTGTTATTACGGGTATTTTAAATGCAGCAGCATCATTGGTACACGAAATATTTTTCTTTATTGTTGAGGATATAGGAAATATGTTCCAGGCATTGGTTGGAAATCTTGTTGATGGAATAAACGGGCTTATTGATATGTACAACAAGTTCAATCCAATGGGTATCCTCGGTGCAAAAATAGGAAAAGTACAATTTGAGGCTAATTTCGCCAAAAGTCCTAAAAGGGCTGAGGGACAAGCGGGAATAGATAACTTCTTCGCTGCTGCGGCATCAATGAACAAAGATGTCTCTGATGCAATGTCAGGTTTAGGAAAAGGAACTTGGGATAAATTAACAGATTTCTTCGGAGTCTTTGATGCCAACCTTGAAAAGCAGAATGATTTTCTTGAGAGTATGCTTAAAAACGAACAAGAATTACTTGCTGTATTGATTGCTGGAGAAGAGTTAAACAAGGAACAAAAAGAAAAACTAGACCAAATAGCAACCACATTGGATGGACCAAGATTCCAGACATTGGGCTTGATTGCTGGTTTCTTCAACAGGTTAGAGGCTGCTGTGGGAGACTTAAATCAATTCTTCAGGGATATAGGTCTTGGATTGGCTAATGATGAGTCTCAGACAGAAAAACTTGGAAAGGCTTTTAGTGATATAGTTGCCAAGGAAATAGAGGGAATTACTGCTGCTGCCATACAAGAAGATATAACAGATTTTGTAACAAAAAATGTTAGTGAGGACATTTTAGAGACTGCACAAACAACTGCTGATGAGTTAGGCTCAAAGATTGCAGGTGCTTTCGGGGGTTTGGCTGGTGGATTTATAGGTGGTTTTATTTTTAATAAATTATTCAAAAAGGACACACCAACCGAAACAAAACCTGTGCCTGTAAAGGTTGTAAACTGGGGCGATATGACCCAAGAACTTCTAAAGGCATCAGCAAGAAGAGCGGTAAGTCCAATGATAGCAAGTCCTGGAAACTCTATGATGTCATCAGACTTTAGCAGAGATACGAGGTTTTAATTATGGCAGATGAGGGAAAAATTACGATAGAAGAAACGGATGGAAGTCCATCTGTAGAAATAAACCCAGCATTGCTGTTTGAGGTTATACATAGGGAAGATTTCTCTTATAGGGATTTAAATGGTTATTTAAGGGCAAGAGATGTTTCTGACTATGGGAAGATAAGACAATTAACAATAGATGTACCATTATCATCAATATCAAGGGCAAATTGGACACAACTCAATACTTGGATGACTGGTGGTACAGAGGTAAGGGTTAGGGATTTTGCATCTAACTCAACCTATTATGATGCTACTCCAAAATACTTTTTCGGGAGAATAAGAACTCTGGATGCTGGTGGATACTCAGAGGCTAAAATGACTGAGCCGCCTTATTCAATAATTATTGATGTAGACAGATTCGCAGCAAGTTAATGGCTCTGCCTGTAGTAAAGATTGCCATATCCAATGGGCATTTCCAAGAATCACTCCAGAATTATGGGGATAGGGGAACTTGGGATGCCGAAGAAGATGTTAGTGGAAACACAAAACTAACTGACAGAAAGGCTAATTGGGTTACGAATGAATGGGCTGATTACAGTTGTGTGGTTGACACCAATGGAACAAACAATGTCTGTACAATTATTTCCAACACAGTAAACACGATAACAGTATCAGGAGACCAAAGGTCTTTGGTAACACCAGGAACAACAACATATAGGATTGCTGGTGGTGTAACTGGTACTGTTACTGCTAATGCCAGTTCCAGCGACACTATAACAGTAAGTGCTGTCAAAAACAAATGGGAAGAATCAAAAACATTACTTTCTGATGAATTGATAGGTATGAAGTTTGTTCCAGACAGGTTAGATGGTACAGCATACACAATAATAGATAACTCTGCGACAACCATAAAGATAGACACATCTATTGTGGTTACAGCAACAACCTTTGAGGTCGGAAGAGGTGCATCCACATCGGCATATCCAGAAAGCCTAAATATATCAGCAGAACTCAATGAACCTAAACAGGCTAGTGCTACCATAATGAATGATGTAGTTGGAACAAACAAGTTTGAACAGGAGAAAGATATTGACAATCCATTGATGTTAGGTTCTTTGGTAAGAGTTACAGAATCAACAGGTGGAAAGATTCTTTTTGAGGGTCATATACAAGATGCCCCAACAGCAATAGATGCAGACAAGAGAACTGTATCCTTTGTTGCTTACGACAGGTTGGCTATACTTGATTACACAGTAGTTCCTGGAGATAAAATAGCATTAAGTGGAGAATTGCCCAATTATAGTTTCCACAAGAAAACACCTATGATTGAATCTGATGCTACAGGTTATCAGGGAGATAATAAGGCATATCAAACAAAAGGTTTTGAGGACTATTCGTTTGTTTCACAACCAGTTGCATATTCCAGTAGTGTCAATTCTGATGGAACATACACAACAGCAACATCAGGTGGCTCAACAGCAAATTATGTTTTAGAGCCTGATTCTGGTACACCCTTTAATACAGACTTGATAAAACCAGGATGTGTTGTCATCAACTGTACAACAATGAAGATTACACACATAAAGTCAATAGATGCTGCTGGAGATACTATTACCTGTACAGATGATATTTGGACTTCAGGAAATAAATATGTCATACTTTCAAAGAATTGGCAAGGTGGTGCTGGTGTTGAGTCTGATTCAGATTACACAGCAACACAGGGTTGGGATATTCGTGGAAGAACAAGAGAGGTTTTGGCAGAACCCACAAGTTCGACTTCTGGAAATGATGAGTTAGGTGCAGAACTGGATGAATCTAGGGTTTATGTGGGAGAGTACGATGGCTCTTCTGCGACTAACGATACACATATGGGCTTTTCTGGTAGGGCTTGGGTCATATGTGTAGAACAAACTCATATTGAGTTTATACACTATAACGGATATATTTATGATTTTGAAAAAGAGAAGTATTTCTTAAATGCCTATAACACCACACCACCAATAGAAAGGAACACCAGAGGAGACCTTACTAACCTTTGGGAGATAGGCTCTGCAAACTATAAAGGAGTTGAATGGGGTGCTGGTAGTTATATATTTGAAGTATTTCCCAATAGACTTGGTGGAGATGCCCCTAAATGTTACATTAGTGCTGATGGTCCTGTAGAGGAAATAGGTGTTGTGGCAGCAGAGGGTGTCATAAAACTTAATGATGGCGATGACAAATGGGATGGATACCGAAACTTATATGTACATCAATTCTCCTATGATGGAGATGCCAGTACAAGTCCAGACAAGGGAACTGAAGATAACTCTGTAGACATTACTGATGTTGTCCAAGTGGCAGTAACAGGACTTACAGACACAGAGGCATCATTGGAAAATATACTTTCAGAATCAAAGATGACTGGTGGTGCTGGATTGCAGTTCAATACAAGCGATAGTAGCAATACAGGAATAAAGATAAACACATTTACTTATGAGGCTTTCGCAAAAAGCGGTCAAGTTCCAATAAACCCAAAACCATTGATTAACAAATTGTGTGAAGATTCTGGGTTGCTTTATGATTTAAGGTACGATGACAACACAAACAAGGTTATATTCAAGCCGCTGACCCAAAAGTCATCAGCCGACATAACACTCGCTGCTGGGGCTGTAACATCCCTTACAAGGGAAAGGGATTTGTCTGATGTATATACTGCACAACTAATGCAGGTCCAAATGCCAGAACAGAACTATTTTTCTCCAACCGACATTCTTCAATATGGTTGTAATTTTGCTGCTGCTGGAGTTCCAACGAACAATGCTAGGCAGTCTGGATTTGACTCCAATGGATATTCAAGCGGTTCATCTATACCAGAATATTTTTATGATGTATGTCATTTGAGAGGTCTTGGTCCTGATGTTAAGAATTGGGATTCGACTACAGAACCCATTTATGGCTCTGGAATAAGCACAGCGGTACTTTACCAATCATTATGGAAAAAATGTGAATGGAAAGAGCCAAGTGTAAGTGCTTTTAGAAACCAAAGAATAAATATGGGTACAAAATTTGG